AAGCGATAAAAGATACCAAACAAAAACTTATGAAACAAACATCAGCAATAATGTTAGAAGTGGGTTTTAAAGGTGTCAAACACGCGAAGCGAAACTTTACCAAAAACGATTTAAAAAGGGCCAAAAACGGAGGTTGGATTCATAAGAAGACCGCAGCCTCAGGTTACAATGTCGGACCAAGATCGTTGACAGGCAATTTAAGGAGATCAATATCTGCTAAGTTATCGGTGAACAAAGGTGACGTGTTAGCTCATGTCACCGCTGGTATTAAAAAGCCAGTCAAGTATGCAGCCGCAATAGAGTACGGATACCCACCGAAAAACATTTTGCCAAGATTCTATATCACTCGAGCCGTCCGCGCTGTAGCCAAAAAAACTCCTACCATTTTAGTAGATAAAATCACCATCGCATTGACGCCGGAAATCTGATGGCTGATAGTCGTATAGTAAAGATTCATAAAAAAATCGTTGAGTTAATCGGCGTTGATTATTCTGCGAAGTTTTCTGGCATTGATATGACCGGACGGGTCATAAGAGGTTCGGTCGTTGAACCGCCATACACTCCGTTTGCCTGTTGTTACTTTGATCAAGCTACAGAAGAGTTCGGTCCAACATTGGGTCGTTTCCAATATATCGCTTTGTTTGATATCATGATTTTTATCGGTGGAGCTGACCAAGCTGACCGATTTGATAACGCTACCAATGTGGCATCTGATATGATTGAGGCACTTACAGCTAACAGGCAGTTGACTCTTGGTGCCGATGGCGTTGATGATGTGCTATGTTCTTTTACTGCTATTGACGGTGAAAAATTTGGCCTCAACGAGATGGGTGTCGGGTATATTCAAATAGAAGTCAGTTGCGTTTCTGATACGGGTTCTTAAAATGTCTGGTTCAAGTTGGTACGATGAAAACTTTAAATATCGATGGCCTGTAGCTGTCAATGTTCCTACTGGTAGTTCTGGCGCACATAACAAAGACGTAGAAATAGTGATACCATCCAAATGGGATGTTTTTTGGGAAAACATACAATCTACTGGGTTTGACGTATATTGTGTTGACTACAATGGTAATTTGCTGACTCAAGTGCGTCATGCCTTTAATTACGCAAACAGAAGCTTGACGATGCGTGTTCAAAACCTACCGGTCACAGATAGTGGGACTTTCCGGCATACTTATTTGATATATATCTATTTTGGAAACCCTTCAGCTGCTAATGCCGTTACAGTTTTCACGCCATCAAGCCCATTGTCCGGTCAAATCTTTTTAGGCAAACCGACCAATATGGTCGCAGGCGATACGGCAAACACAGACGGTTCAGAAAGTGCAGCGGCATCATTTTCTAAAACGATTCAAGATCAACAATATCTATGGTTCAAGTTTGACAGTAGATTGTCAAGAAGAATATCGACATACAACGATTTCCTTTTTTATGAAGGATTAAAATACGTTCAAGTGTATGTGAAACATCCGACCGGACCTACATTACAACCACTTATGATTGACGATTCTAAAACTCGGTTCCTCCCAGGCTGGGTCGGCATTTTCGTTCAAGCCGGAACTAACAACCTTGACTACTTAGCAATAGCAGATTGCTATACAACAGAAGAACAACGATTCAGTCTTCGGGCTGTATTGTCAATCAGAGAACAATACCCACCAGCACGTTGATAGGAGAATACAATGGCTGTCATTTACGGAAGAAATACATTTGTACAAACTGGCGTCGAAGGCACGTGGGGAACAAACCCATCTCCGATGCACACTCATACTAATCGTGTCATATCGACCACGTTAGCGAGAACCCAGCAGCGTGATGGTGCTACGCATTTATCAACTTCAAACGGTGCTACTCGTATGAGCTTCTTCGATACATTTGAAGAGACAGGGGGAAACTTGACCGTTCCTCTTTACTACGACGGAACCGGAACATTTTTGAAAGCAGCTATCGGTGATGCAACTACATCAGGGATTGGCGGCAGTTCGGAATACCATCACCAATACAAATCAAATACGACTGACTTCATTTCATTCAGCGCAAAACTTCAACGTGGTTCCGATACCTCTACCGGAATGGAAAACTTCAAAGGGTTAAAAGTCGCGACAGCAACTATCAACGTAGAAGCTGGTTCTGAAATGACAATGTCAATGGAGCTAATTGGAAAGACATCTGACACTCGCGCAGGTTCCGGTCCCACAGCTAATTACAACACAACCAGCGCACAGGTTTACCACTATGAGGCTGGCGGTTTGACTTTTAATGGAGTGACATACTACGTCCGCAGCATGGAATTGTCTATTGACAATAAACTTGAGCGCCGAAACCTGCTTGGGTCAAAATTGACTTATGAGCCTGACAGCACAGACTTTCGTGAAATCACCATGACTTGCGAGTTAGACCTTGAAAACAACAACCTCTATAACGCTATGATTGCTGGCACTGAGTCATCTGTCGTTATCCTTTTCACCAGAAGCGGATCAACTCATGAGATGCAATTCAAATTACAAAATGCCATTATCACCGATTATTCTGACCCAATCTCAACGGTTGGTAGATTGACCGCCTCAGTGACCTTCACCGCTTTGTCGACAACTACCACAGAGGCACTCAACGTTCGCGTTCGCAATGCCAATTCAAGCGCGACGGATGCCTAAGATGGATTGGTTGGTTTACTTTGGGATTGGGGTCGGTTCTGCTGGCGTCGGGGCTGCGGTAACATATTGGTTCACTAAGAACCCTCCCCCTCCCATCGTAATCCGAGAAGAAGTAGCAAAAGAACAAATAGAAGTTCAAAAGAATCTCACGCAAACTGATTTGCTAAAAGTCCCATGTTCTTTAGAATACATAAAGGATAATAGCGAAGCACTATGTCGTGAGATGTTTTGCCGTATGACAACCAGAGGCATTGATTCTAAGACTTCTGGTTCTGAGTGCGAGTCTATATCAAACACAATCAACAAATCGTTTATTTTAAAGATATGCGCGTCTAAATCAACTTCAGAAGAACAGCGCTCATGTATAGAGTTTTTTGACAGGCGAATATAAATGGCCATAGTGGTTAGGTCGTTCGGAAGGGCTGACCTGATAAAACAAATGACACTAAAGGTTCTTGCAGAACAAAAAGATTTATCTTTAGATAAGGATCTTTATCTTGTCGTGCATACAGATGAAGTCAAGGAATATGAACGTACCCTTAAAGATTTTCCTATCGCTGATTTAATTGTCAAGACCAAGAAAGGTGGGCATGAATCAATAAAGGCAGCGCATAAGCATTTTCCAGAAGGTGAACCATTAGTATTCCTTGATGATGACAATATCGGATTCCAGCATTATCAGAAGCTCGACGCGAAGGCTGAAACCAGAATGCTCAATCTTGGTGAATACATTGAAGACGCATTTTTAACTTTGAGCAACTACAGCTGGGGTTCGTGGACTGCAAATCTCATCACTAATTTTCATTGGATGAAAGGAAAGCCATGGAAAGAGTTTAGACCTTATCACATGGCAGGTGGATTTTGGGGTGCGTATAATTCGTCTCTCATTCCTACAAATACCGCACATGAAGACGATAGAGTACGGACGGCAAGATACATTGAGAAATACGGAGGATGCCTCGTATACAACTGGATTGGTAGCAAAGGTTTTGAACGCACCGTATCAGGCGGGATGCAATCATCTGGAGATAGGGCAAATGAAAAAGCCAGATACATGAAAACATGGGGCATTTGCAAACACTTACACCGTACGGACCGACTTTATCACAAATATCACACCGAACCGTACTATAAAAAAAGCACTGGATATTGGACTGTAAGACTGAAATCAATCACCCAAATGAGGAAATTGCGTCATTTTAAGCATTACAAATGGTCAAATTACTTTCAAGGTCCTCAAAATCCTGACAAACGGTGGGTAATCGGGTCCAGAAAAGGACCTAAATTTTAATCTTTTTTCACTGAATAGTATACTGGTGAGCGTGGGATAAAATTTAAGTCCTTTACCAAGGGA